TTCGACGATCTTGTCCTTGTATTCCTGAAGAGCTCTCTCTGAGATTCCGGCAGCGACACTCAATGCAGCGATTCTCTTCGCCGAAATCCTGTTAGCGAGGATAATAGCTGAAATTGTCGCAGCACCCATACCAACCGGTGGAACATAGTACTTCCACACGAGACGAACTTTTTGAGGCTTCGACAATTCGATTGGCTGAGCCTCATAATCGGTCTCAGTTGTGACCTGATTGTAAACAGGCTCATATGCCTTACTGTTGTCATCGATGATCCGAACAGCTTTGACAGTCGCACGACCTGTCAAATATGCGGTAGAAACGGTACCGACTACTCCCACACCAGTTAGAATGGTTGGAGAATGTTCGTTCAACAGGAGCTTCACATAGTGAAACCTGTGAGCCAAACCAAGTAGCATAGTTAACCTTTCAACTTTGTGGAAATGGTGTACGATCGATTCGAGTACCGGGATTATTTCTCAGTGCTCGAGCCTCAGCTTCGTCACGAGAATATGCCCTGATGAATACGGACCACATGAGGCCATTTTGTGTACGAAGGGGTACTCTGTACATCAATTTTTTCTGCTTCATTTTTCTTCACTTTTATCTCAATAACGCGATGAAAGCCCCTATTACTACAGCGCAGAGAAATAGCCCCGCAATCATGAAAATTGTCGAGGGCTCCAATTCACCTCCTTTCCTAGCAGTAATACGGATACCTGGATTTTCGGTTTCGCATTTCGCGAACGAACACCCAGATCAACCAGAAACCAAAGGTGATACACGTCATGAAGCAATCACCTAAGAACTTCCAGAATCCGTAATGTTTCTGTTCAACTACAAATATCACTGGCATAATCACCTCCCGAAAAATTTTAAAGAAGGAAGCGTCCTATTACGGACTTCATTATACCTCCTTCTATTATATGGGATGTTTCTACTGCGACTCGACGTAGGTTTTTCCTGCCAACCTATCGGAGGAAACATCTTGAGCTTTACGACAAGTAACGCACCACCACCGAATAGGATATCCGTTGTGCTTCAGCGACTCGATTGTGAACACAACCTTATGTCCACACTTCAATTCGACCCACTCAGTACCACTCATGGGGTCTCCTTTAAACTACCTCTACTCGTTCAAGCTCATGTCCATTTACGTGTGACCGCAATCTACGCAAGTGCCTCGAAACTGTGGAATTTGAAGTTCCTAGTGTTTTTGCCGCAGCACTTTGAGATCCATAGTACAGATCGGCCGTAACATCATGAATCAAATATGGAGGACGTCCAAGTTCTTGTCGAATCACGACGTTTTGAATGCTTTGTCCAGAAGACAAAAAAGAGAAAGGTCGATTGGTAACCAGAGTATCTGCAGTTTCCGGTCCACAGGCTCCGCGTAGCGCAAGTGCCTCAATACGACTTTTTCTCATTATAAGCAACGTTATTCCTGCGACTCCTGCTGAAATATAGATCGTTTTATGCCGTTTGACATGATTTTTTACACCATCGACTATATTATCGACAGTGAGCTTGTGTTCGATAGTAGGCATTTTTCCTTTCTACTTTTTTGGAACGAATTTCTTGCAAGTACACCACTTCTTTGGATCGAGAATTTTTCTCTCGTTGCAAGCTGTCGGATAGTGATCGTAGTCCTTGTGGCCGCACTTACAAATACTCATGCCGCCAATACTCCTGGTTCGAACAACTTTTCAGAAAGAGACGGAACGTTGGCGCCCTTACCCTTCATGATCTGCTCGATCTCTTCGTCCGAATATGCGAACTCTTTCAACCACCAGACTCTCTCAGCTTGACGAACTTCATCTCTCTTTGTTTTATGAGCCCGAAAAAATACCACCGCTACTCCTTTATCACAGTAATGGATCGAATATAGGTGACCCCGTCGGTATTAGCTCTCCAACCATCTTGGAGAAGCTTGGCGATCTCACGATACATTGCCTCTTCGTTTACGTGAGTTTTGAGTTCTCCGTCGTCCCTTCTCCACTGGCCTAGTAACTGCTTCTTGAAGTGAATCTTCATTACCCTCCTTCTTTGGTGGCAAGAATTTGGGCATGTCGGCCCAGTCGTAGAGAATTGAGGGAAATTTGTTAGAGATCACCAGTCCAACCCCCTTCACAAGGACATCCTTCAACCTTGCAATACCCCCAGCCGTGCTCGCTTTGCTCGTGATTGCACGTACAATCTTCGAAGTAGATCTGATCCTCGGTCAACAATCCTTCACGATCTTCATCGTCCATCAGATTATCTCCTTGTAGAGGCTTGCGGGAGCAGGGTCTGGAGCGATCTATTATTCGGCAACGAATATTAGACCGCCGTCGTTCCCCGCTGGAAAGGCAGACGATTTATATAGTGAAAGAGCCAGCTTCTCACTTTTTGTCGTCTCTTTTTATCTCAGCCCTACTCCCGTAAACCTCTCGGAAATATAAAGGGGCGCTCCGAGCTATACATACGCGATTGAACACTCGGATAAAATCAAGGACTCCGTCGATGCGAACCTTGATCCACGCCCCATTAGGTCAGTAAGTGATTATCAGACTTAGCGCGAGTCGGCCCCAACACCTTGCGTCGGTTAAATGGCGGACTCACTACGCATCGTTGCGATCCCTTACTCGTTACGGTCTGAACCACCTTTCTAGTGGGCGATCCGGTAGTTGGCGAGATATCCGGAATCTCTCCTACGCTCATGGCTCTTAGACCACCGTAGTCAGCCGATCCTTTTGTATTCCCAGCTAGAACTTAGAGAAAAAGTCGTTGAGCCAGTCAGTAAACGCTTGCAATCAGATATCTTTTACCGCATTGATATCTTAGCTCCATTAAGCGTGATCTTACCGACTGGCTTAACCACCTTTTCAGGCGGCCATTACCATTGTAGGAACAGCTTCGGTTGCAGCATCGACCAAGGCTGATGCAATCACGAGTTGTCTCACCGAATTCATCGCCGCAGCATGACCAGCCATATAGCCCCAAGCAAGTGCAACACAACCAACAGCGCTTGCTACCATCATAGTTGCATAAAACTGCTGCTTGTTCTCTTCCTTGATCTTGAACACGACGAACTCCTTTGTCTAGAGAGAAAAAATAGAAGAGGACGATCCTCCATTTGGGATCATACTTCACCTCTCCTATTATAGGATAGGTTTTTTCTGCGAGGGGCAAAAAAGAGAATCCTTGTTGGGACTCTCTCTTTTCGACACCTAGCTCTTCAGTAGTGGGAAGAACCATCCGAGCCGAGTCACAAGGTTGCGAAGCGTTCCCAGCACGTACGGATTGATGAGCTTCTGCCACATGATCTTAGCGACCACATACCAGAAAACGCTCAGCACCGTAGTGTTGACTGAACGAATCAGCACCAACATGATTCTGACAAGCAGAGGTACCATAATTACTCCTTAAAGTAGGTTTCATTATAGTCCCTGTTTGTCTTGCGAAAAACTAAAGTCTGTGTAGACTCTAGTTTTCCGAACCTTAGTTCGACCTGCTGAATAGTGCAGCGAGGGCTTCGGTGATCACGATCAGGACGACACCAAGGATAAGGCCCTTGATGAGACCGACAGTGAGCGACCGAAGGATACGCATGAACTTCTTCATTACAAATCTCCTTAGATAGGTTTCATTATATGCCCCGTAAATTCTGCGAGCAAAAAGAAAATCGTTCCTCAAGATGTCAAGTTTCTCTTCCCTACTGTGATCAGCAGCGGGCTATCGAGTGTCAGGCATCATCGGTTACGATTTCCTTTCTGAGACGAGTCAGCTCCTTGCATGAAGCGCCAGGTCTCATTATACACCCCGTAAATTCTGCGAGGTTGCAGGGAAAAAGCTAAAGCCCATGTTATTGGGCCATAGCTTTCAAAGCTTCGATCTCCTTGATAAGGATCTCGTTGATGATCTTCTGATGTTCACACCGTACCTCGAGGTTGCGAATACGGGCTTTCTCCATTCCCTTCTTGTGCTTCCTCTCACGGTAGATGCGACGAATCGGATTCTTCATTACAACTCCTTAAAGTAGATTAAATCTTTCATTATACCCCCCGTAAATCCTGCGATTTGCAGGCAAAAAGAGAATCCATGTCTGGACTCTCCTTTCTGAAACTATGCAGTAGGAAGTTCTGCACGAGCTTCGATGTCCGCCAGCTTCTTGTCGATGTAGGGATTAAGCACGAACTTCTCGACGATTTTGCACACGGCATACGTCGCGACGATCGAGAGTACTCCACCGACAATTTGTGCGGCAACATGATTCTCAGACATAACAACTCCTTAAATAGGTTTCATTATAGACCCCGTTTTTTCTGCGAAAAAAGAGAATCCGTGTTAGGGACTCTCCTTCTTGAAACTAGGCAAAGCGGGTATTACGCTTACGCATCTCGCGGACGAACACCCAGATCAGCCAGAACCCTCCTGTGAGGAAGGTCAGGGCGCAATCGAAGATGAACTTGCCGAGGCCGTAATTCATAATTACTCCTTTAAATAGGTTTCATTATATGCCTCGTTTATTCTGCGAAAAACTAAAGCCCATAAAGGCCTTAGCTTTTCTAATCTTGAAATTATTCTTTGTGTTGAGGAGAGTCTCCGTATTTAGACAAGAGCTCCTGACACTTCTTCAGAACACGACGATTTGCACGAACACTTGGACTCACGAAATAGTGGATAAAATCTGCAATCCGGATGAATGGTCTCACCGGAAGCGTAATCAGCCACATACTTGAATACAAGCGACGCCAGATCATGATGTTCTGAGGAGTAACAGGAACTCCTTTCTCTCTCAGGAGATTCCCAATCTCTTCATCAGTAATCATAACTTCCTTTCATAGATTTCATTATACGCGAGGTAATAACTGCGACTTGAGCCGAAATTTCCCCCCGGGGATTTTTTGGAATTGAAAAAATCTAGGCCGTGTTAGGACCTAGACTTGAATGGGACTAGATGTGCGTGATAGCGCCAGTAATCGCAATACCGACAAGTGTTGTTCCGAGGGCAGTTACCTTGTCCATGACAGCTACAAGGTGACGGCTCTCCTTTACGATCGAGCCAGTGCGGTGGTTGCGAACAATATGCGCAATTACATTCCATATAGTTTCTCCTTTCTATTAAAGGAGACGTTTCGCCTGCGAAAAAAATATGAGAGGCCACGTTTGCGGCCCCCCATATCTCAGATCTCTTTTCAGAAACTTCTGTTACTATGGCCTCATCAACAGACTGATCGCCCTGGATGTCACGACATTGACATGCTCGTGTTTGATGATCATGAAAATCCCCAGGAGATTGCCTCCGACTGTGACCAGCGTGTTCTTGCTTACACCTTCGCTTCTTTCATCCTTACGAAGACCGTGCAAGGTCACGATATGGTCGAGAATCGTGGCATACTCCTTAGAATCTACAGCATTATGTTTCAATTCACGAAACAAGCTGCCGAGTTCCAGTTCGACCGGACTTTCTACTTTCGGCCTTAAGAACATAGCGCTCCTTTATAGAGTTTCTATTATAGGCAATGTCTTAATCGCGATCGAGAGTGTCAGGAGTCGTGTCGACCTTGAACACTACTTCTTTCTTGAACTGGATTGTTTCAGGGTAGTCATCGAGTACCAGAGAATATACAAGCTTCTGGTCCTTATGACTGATGAGAATAGTGCCGACATAATCTTTACGATGAGCGAGCCATCTTTTTACGGCGAATCCAATCATGAATCCGACGATGAAACCAATCAAGGCCCATTGAAATCCCGACAATTCTCCCCCTTAAGCAAGCACTGCCACTGTTGGATACGCTCTTTCCCCGGCTGAATCCTGTGCTCGAATATACTCGGTGACTCTCGAGCTCTGAACAACACCGCTGTTTCCTTGAACCTCGATGACATCTCCGAGGTTATAGTCGCGTCCGTACTGAAACTGGTTTTGCGGAACGATCTCTCCATCGACAGCCTTGACGAATCGATGATCTGTACGAGCGTCATATGCTCGACTGTTCAAGATATTGAGGAGATTCGTCGCACTTCCTTGTACCATGTCTGTCGTAATGTCATCAGCGAACACCATGAGAGCTCTCAAATCGAATCCATTGTAAGTGGAATCTGTCATGGCGCTTACCCCCGCTGCAGTTCTCAAATCCGGCTGGCCTTCTTGCGGAGTAAATGAAGGAGCAAACGCATATACCAATGACTTGAAAGCAGCGATCGATTGAAGTTCTTTGATGTTCGTGAATGAGTCCATCTGTGGAGAAAATCGAACGGGAGAATTGACTGTCTGCCCGCTTGTCCGATCAAGCCCACGATAGCTTCTGAAACCGAGAGAGTATGACGTATCGCTCACCGAATCCAGCGTGATCTCCATCCCAACCTGATAAGTAGTGGCGATGTCCCGAAGAGCATCGTAAACAGGTCCGTATGGTATACCCACACTGATGTTTGCACCTGCGGAGTCATAGGCGTTCAATCCTAACCCTGGGATTACGAATTGCTGTGGATTGGGAACTCCGATAGGAATCGACCCATTTAGGTATTGACTTCCCTGGCAACACATGTTGAAAACGATCGTCCAAAGGATCAATCCAGGTGGACGGCTGTCAAGATACCAGTATTTGTCCTCATGCGATGCAGAAACTCGAATGAAACGATTGTTTAGCCATTTGAGAAGAGAGATACCTGTTACCTTCAGACTGTCTGGCTGAATATCGAACGTTTCGAGCATCATTATACTTTTAGATCCTTCAAGACCTAGAAATGTTCCAGGAGCTAACTTTTTAATCATCTCGGTTGTCGGCTCGACGACCATCTCTACTTCATTGTCACCATAATATCGCTCAGTCCAGATAATCGAGTAGAATTCATCGATCATGTCTGTCTTGTGGAATCCTCGGTCAAGCGTATAGGGCTGCATCATAGCCCTCCGAAGCGCTCATAGAATGTGAGCTCCCAATCCTGAATTCCTTGATCGGTGATAACAGAGAAATCATTGTCTCCCGGTTGAAAAAGAGGCCATTTCGATCCTTCTTGTATTTTCGAGAGAAGATTCGTGATAGTGCCGCCGCCAATACTCACATTTTGACTGTACTTTTGCATCGGGATCGAGCTCATGATGAAGTAAGATGAAGAATTGACCGTAGAAGTCACGTTGAAGTAGTTAATCTTTGGATCTCCAACTTGGATACCGATTGTAGTAGGTGCAGTTCCTGAAGAGAAAGAGACTTTGACCACTATCCCAGCTTCAACACTTCCATTGTATGTAATTACTGTTGAAGCTCCTCCAGAACGTATTGACTGACCAGTGATCACCTTGGGATCCACTGATGTAAAGTAAGGATCAGGGCAAATAACTGAAATGTTGAATTCTTGGTCCTTGCTGAAGATACTTGTACTTACATCTTCAATAATTCCAGAGATCTCTACTGGAGAAACGGTATCGTCGTAGAAAACAAGACGAATCTGACGTTTGGTCATGAAATAAGAGTAGATAAGCTTTCGAAGATCGTCGTAATGCCAGGTGTGCCAATCAGGATTCGGATGAATTGTAAGGACGATGTTCCGATTAGGAACGTTTCCACCTGTGTAGGCTGATCCGTCGACTGACCCGAACAAGGAGGTGTTTACCGAAGCTTTTACTGGTTCTAGTCCGTCGATGTTACGAATCTGCACCAGATCGGTTTCAGGTCTGCCATCTGGATCCAAAAGCAGAGTAGGAGCAGAAACCCACGAGCTGTATGCCTTGACTTCGGTTAACACTTAGACCTCCTTAGGCCCTCCGAAGAGGGCCCGTAGAGTTAGGTGAGAGCGAGCGCCGTTCTGAGCTGCGACAGCTGATTCTTGGTCTGCCTGTAAATATCCACTTCGCTCAAAGCGGTCGGAGAATAGTTATTCTGTTCGAATGTCACCGATGTAGCGGCTTTGGAAACATCCGTCTCGTCGATTTGAGTGGTGGGTGTCGAAGCAGAAATTCTGGCTGCTTGACCATAGGAGGCTGAAGCGGTGATCGGCACTGTGTTCGTCAATGCCGACAGCTCCTGAGCTTGTGTTTTAACTTGACTGAGATCTAAGATTGGGGTGATAACAGGATTTGGATCGATTTCTGCGGCCACACCTTCGGAAATATCCCTCATAGATTGTTTCATCGCCGTTAATGCGTCCTTGGCAGCGCTATCGGCGGCGTCTGTAACAACTTTCGAATTATCGGTGAATCCCTTGGCCATTCCTTCCATCGAGAATTTACCAATCTCAGCGAATTCTTCGGACGGAGACTTGATCTTGAGCTCTTTCTTCAAAGCTGCGATCATCTGACGACCAATCTTGGTCATCTCTTTGCGAATATCGGATTCTTTGTCTCGTAGACCTCGAATGATACCTTCCGCACTTGCGATACCCGCATTGTAAAGGTTGTTTCCGGCATTTGTTGCAAGAGTCTGAGATACGGTTGCTAGTTGTGAGTCGAGAGTATTCAAGCTTTGAACAGCAGTCCTACCACCTGACAAGAGTTGTTCAGCGAAACGTTGATCTGTAGGACCCTCGGAAAGAAGCTTCTGATAAGTCACATCGTCAAGGCCTAGCTTTCTCAGTTGCTGCAGAGTGGATTGATATGCAGCGACCGTAGTCGTCTGAGTTTGCAGTGACTTGACGTATGTAGCAAGCAGATCGACTGAGGTACCCTTGGCGTTCAGTACCTTACCGGCGACCAAGTCATCGAAGGCAGACTGTGCGTCCAAGACTGCCTTTTGCGCCTGGTCGATTGCTGCCATATCAGGCTCAACAGCACCCTTTGCTTCAGCTAGGTTAGCCTTAGCCTCTTTGATTTTGTCTCTGGCATCGGCAATCTGCGAAGTCATCGGGTCGCTGATATCCGGAGGAGCAGCGTATTGCTCTTTGAGACCTGCGATAAAGTCAGAACGCTGCTTCTGTAGATCGTCCAAAGTCTTGTTGGCATCTTTCAGCTTGTTGGCGACCCTGTCGTAATCGTTTGCAAGGGTGATCAGTTCTTTCTTCTCATCTTGCAAGCTCTTCGTCAAAGTAGCACGAGCAGCTATAGAGCGATCCAAGACACTTTGGTTTTGGGCAATAAGATCTTCGGATTTTTGGATGGTGTCGGCATACTCCTTGTGCACTGCTTGAATCGCAGCAACTCGATCGGCCTCATGCTTGTATTTCTTCTGATTGATCTCGTGGATCTTGTCTGCCTCGTCCGACTGTTCTTGTCTAAGCTTCGCCGACTCATTCTTGATCGTCTCTCGAGCATCTCTGATCGCATCGGACAGCTTGGTATTCAAATCGGTAAAGGCACCGCGAATATCATCCGCAGAGCCTCTAAGTCCTTGAGCAAATCCCTGTCCGACAAACTGTCCAATCCGATACATGACCTTGGATGGAGAGGCGGTTTGGAAGGTATCGTTGAATCCATTGATAACAGTTTGAGATGCAGCAACTGCTGAAGCATAAGCTTGATTAGCATTCTGGTCCATACCCTTGACCAAGCCTAGGATGATATTCTCACCAACGTCATAGGTAACTTGAGATGGTGAGTGAACAAGAGGAATCTTGTGTACAAGACTCATCGCATGGCTCATGATACCTGAGATCGTGTTATATAATCCAGCGGCTGCGCTGAGAAGTCCTCCAGTCATACCGTTGATGATCGCAACTCCGACATTCATACCAGCAGCACGCATCTCACCTGAATGAGCATTGATCCCAGCGGCGACACCATTCAAGAAATTGATAATCGCTACCATACCGGCATTGATGAGCTTGTTCGACTCTTGTTGAAGCGTGTTGATAAACTTGATCATCGCATTGACAGCAGCCGTGACAATTCTGCCACCGGCATTCCCAATACCTGTTACAAAGTTAACAATCACGTCCGTAGCCGCAGATATAACTTTCGGCAAGGCATTCGCAATACCCTCGATGAATTTGGCAAGCACGGATAGGCCAGCTGTAATAAGTCTCCCGTACTGACCCGCTACAGTGACGATAAATTTAGTGATAATATCGACCACTGCGCTTGCTACATCCGCAATTCTTGCCAGAATACCCTTGACAAACTGCGCGAGAAGTTTCTCACCGGCGTCGAGGATTCTATTTAGATTGTTCGAAACCGAGGTGATGAATTTGACGATGATATCTGTTACTGCTGTCACGAGCGGACCAAGATTGTCTCTTAGACCATGAAGCAAGGCAAGAAGAAGATTGAATCCCGCTTGGATGATCTTCCCCTCGTTGTTCTTCAGAACAGTCAGTGCT